ATAAAAAGAGGTGATATTTTGTATTATATTAGATTTAATACAGATAAAAAAATAAATCTAGTAAATTTTGAATATACCTCTGAACTAGCAAAAATTCAACAAGAATTATTAAATTTAAAAACATTTAAACCGTTTAATTTAAATTTAAGTATGCTTCCATATTATAAATTATTTAAAAGTAAAAAGATAAAACAGCAAATAATGAAAAATATTCGAAATGCTACTTTAGATTAAGCATTAATTATAACTTAATAGATATAAAGTAGATAATAAAAGGTGAATAAATGAAAGAAATACAAGTAATCGATGGAGCAATTAATCCCTACGCTATTGCTCAATTTCAACAGAGTATTACAGCTCCTTGGTTTTCATGGTATCTTACTGACGTTGTAAAATCAGATAATATGTGGTCTACAGTTCGCAGAAAATATTATAATATGGTCAAAGACTATCATGATGATATAAAAGAATCAGAGCAGTTTGTACATACACTTATTATGGATTATAAATTAAACTCTGATGCATATGAAACTTTTAAATTATTAACCGATGTCTTAGATATAGCTATGGGACAAGATATTGATATATCTAGAATGAAAATTAACCTTACTACACGTAAAGGTGAAGAGTTTAGAAATAAAATATCTTCACCTCATTTAGATAATCCTGAATTTGTTGATGGTAGAGATTGGATTGCAATTTACTATATAAATGATAGTGATGGTGAAACGGTAATTTTTAATCAAACTAATGATTTTCTTACTAGCCCTACACCCTTTACTCCAAAAATGAAAGTACAGCCAACTGCGGGTAGAATGATCATTTTTCCTGCAAAATACTATCACAGTGCTGGATGGCCAGTAGAAAATGATTATCGCGGTGTTGTTAACATTAATTTTTCTATCGAATTTCCAGAAGATTTGTCGTTAGACTAAACTTATAAAGAAAAACTCTTAAAACCCCTTAGCATCTATATTATAAATATAGGTAAACAACTAAGGGGTTTCCTATGGCCTTACCAAATACTCGTGAAGAATTAAAAGCATATTGTCTTCGTAATCTCGGTGCCCCAGTCATCGATATTAATGCTGATGATGAACAGCTTGAAGATAGAATTGACGAATCTATAGAATACTACAGAGACTATCATTTTGATGGTACTGAAAGAGTATTCTATAAACATCAAGCAACAGCAGCAGATATAACAAACGGATATATTACTGTACCTGATTCTATATACGGAGTAACAGGTTGTTTTACTTTGGGTGGTACATATTCAGTAAATAACCTATTTAATGTTCGTTATCAAATTCATTTAAACGATTTATATGATCTTCTTCAATCTTCTATTGTGCCTTATACAATGGCTATGACCCATATTAATATGTTAGAAGAAACATTTGTAGGTAAGCAACCAATTCGTTACAACAGACATACAAATAGAGTTTATATTGATACTAGTTGGTCAGATAAAATTCCTGTAAATACATATATTATTCTTGATTCTTATCAAATTATAGACCCTGATGTTAATACTGATATGTATTCTGATCGTTGGTTATTAAGATATACAACAGCATTATTTAAACGTCAATGGGGTGAAAACCTTAAGAAGTTTGAAGGATTACAAATGCCAGGCGGTCTTACTTTTAACGGTCAAAAGATCTGGGAAGAATCTATGGAGGAAATTCGTAAACTAGAAGATGAGATGATTTCAAGTTATTCACTTCCAGTTCATGATATGATAGGTTAACCATGGCTACCAACAAGTATTTTAATAACTTTAGTTATGGCCGAGAACAAGATTTAGTTGAAGATTTAACTATCGAAGCAATTAAAATTTATGGTCATAATATTAAATATCTACCTCGTACTCGAGTAAATACTGATAATTTATTCGGCGAAGATACTTTGTCTTCTTTTGATGAAGGTATCGATATTGAAATGTATATTAAAAATACTGAAGGTTTCGAAGGTGAAGGTGATTTACTTTCACGTTTTGGATTAGAGATTAGAGATAGTGTTACGTTTACTGTAGCTCGTAAACGTTTTGATCAATCAATTACGTCACCAAAGATTCTAACTGAGGTTGGTTATAATATGATATTTGAGGATGGTAGTACAACTACACCATCTAGACAATATCTAACTGGTTCACAAGATACAGATTCGTTTATGTTAGAAGGTGATGATTATCTCAATACAATAAACAGACCACAAGAAGGTGATTTAATTTATTTTCCAATGGTTGGAAAGTTATTTGAGATAAAATTTGTAGAACACGAACAGATATTCTATCAAACAGGTAGACTTCAAACATATGATGTCCGTTGTGAATTATTTGATTACAGCTCTGAAGGAATCAACACCGGTAATACAGAAATTGATCTTATTGAAGATACATACACTCTCAATACATTAGGTTATGAATTTACTCTTGAAGACGGTACAGGTATTGTTAGTCTTGAAGATGGTGGTTCATTACTACAAGAATATACAATTGAGACAACAGACAAGTCTGCTAATAATGCTTACTTCCAACTTGAATCAGAGAGTATTTTAGACTTCAGCGAGACTAATCCATTCTCAGAAATTGATAGGTACTAATTATGTTTGGTAGAACGTTTTATCACGGGACAATGAGAAAATATGTTGTTGTTTTTGGCAACATGTTTAATGGTATCTATGTACAAAGATTTAATTCAAGCGATGAAAGAGTTCAAACTCTTAAAGTACCAATTGCATACGGTCCTAAAGAAAAGTTTTTAGTAAGATTAGCACAAGATCCTAATTTAGATCAAGATGTAGCGGTTTCATTACCTCGTATGGGTTTTGAAATGACAGGTATTAATTATGCAGCGAATAGAAAACTTCCGTCTACATTAAAACACTCTAAAGTAAATAGAAGTGATATTACTAAATTAACAACACAGCATATTCCAGTTCCGTATGATATACAATTTACTTTAAGTATATTTGTAAAAAACGCTGATGACGGAACACAAATTTTAGAACAGATTTTACCATACTTTCAGCCAGAATGGACTAATAACATAAGATTACTACCAGAAATGGATCTTGTTTATGATGTTCCATGTATTCTTAACGATGTTAGTGTCGAAGATACATATGAAGGTGATTTCGCTTCTAGAAGAGCATTAATATGGAACCTTAATTTTACTATGAAAGGTTATGTATTCGGTCCTACATCTACAACTGGTACTATACGTAGAGCTCTTATTGGTGTAGGTGATGCTGATACTCTAGTAAATATAGAACAAATAAACACTCAACCAGCATTAAAAGCTGACGGTACTCCTACATCTAACAATGCATTATCTGTACCACTGAGTGATATTGAAGCAGATGATGATTATGGAATTGCAAGTGATATAAGTGATGTCTAAAAAATCAAACTTTGAAAATAATTTTGAACAAATTTTTAATCTTCCAGACAGTCCTCCATTGGTAAAAGATGTTGAGGTATTAAAACCGGATACTAGAAATGATGATATAGAAAGTGATTATAAGTATGCTCGTGAAAATCTTTATAATGCAATTGAAAGAGGTTCTGATGCTCTAGAAGAATTAGTAGAGTTAGCTAAACAAAGTCAAAGTCCAAGAGCATTTGAAATTGTTGGACAGATGATTAAAACTTTAACTGATGCTAATAAAGACTTACTAGAAGTTCAGAAAAAAGTCAAAGACCTTAAAAAAGAAGAACAATCAAAAGGCCCTAATAGTGTAACTAATGCTCTATTTGTAGGAAATACTGCAGAGCTTCAAAAATTGCTAAAGGATAATAAATGATAGAGAATAGATATAACGTTAAACTATTACACGTTGTTGACGGAGATACTGTAGATGTTGATATCGATTTAGGATTTGGTGTATGGTTGCATGATGAACGAGTTCGCATTATGGGTATTGATACACCTGAGTCTCGTACATCTGATAAAGTTGAAAAAGTTTTCGGTCTCGCTGCAAAGAACAGATTAAAAGAATTACTAGAGCAAGACGCACTTCTAGTTACTATAGAAAATAAAGATGGTGAGGATATGAAAGGTAAATTCGGTCGTATCCTTGGAGACTTTATTGTAGAAGAATATGAAGATCAACCAAAAAGAGTGACAGATATTTTAATCGAAGAAGGTCATTGTGTAGCATATTTTGGTGGATCTAAAGAAGAAATACAAATGAAACACCATGCTAATAGACAAAAATTACTTCGTGAAGGTATTGTAAGTCAAGAAGACTATGATCAAGCAGTAGAAGATATGAAGTAAACTATTTACTCTTTACATCCTACACGATGATTATAATATGAAAATGAAGATAGTGCAACTATAAAATGCCAGAAATTTACCTAGGAAATCAGAATTTAAAAGCTGCAGGCGTTCAAGTTGAGTT